TTATTACATAAATTTTTTTAATGACCTCGTCCATTTTTTTGAACAACCATCCCTTTATAGTAAAAGATGTATCAGCGGTTATTCTAAATGCTTGACTAGGACCCGCATCGTTTGGGTATTGTAATGCTATACTACCGTTCCACAAAACCTCGGTTCTTATTTCGTATGGCACTATTGAACCGTCCAAATCGGGAGTTTTCCAGGATATTACTATATATGGATCACAATATGGTGCAAAATTAGATATAAGTTGTTCCATATCATTTTGATATTTTGTTATCAAAGTCATATTAACACCGATATTAATAGGTATAGGTTGAGGTATATATTTTACGTAATTTGATGGAGTTGGTGTTTTGTTGTAAACAACATTATAACCATCATTTTTATTAAAAACTCTATTAGCATCTCTTGATATGGATGCTATGCTAACAGCAATTGCCGGAACTGTAATACCACCCGGTGCTGGATTTTGTAAATTATTAAATATTCTTTGTTTTGGTCCATACACATACTTCACCTTAATATTGTTTAAAGGTAACGATGGATTTTTTTCATTATCATATCTTTTTATAAAGATATCATTGAAAGCACCAACGAATTGTTCTAATATCGTCTGAATCTCCCAATAGTATGTATATTTTTTCACTATGTATATTTACATAATTATACAATTCTATCTAAAAAATGTTTTGGAAGATTGTGTTTTTCTCTCATTATGGCATCCGCAACAACACCATCTAGAATATATGTCATAGAATAATCATCTTTCGATCTGGTACATCTACCACACATCTGAATTAATTTGTCCAACATTTTCATGGTGTATTGCGTTGGATTTTTCTCAAACATAGTTTTTATTCTTTTAGAACCAAGTGGTAAATATGGGGATTTTAAAATTATTTGAAATCTTCCCAAGTCTCCATCTAAACTAACACCAGTATCTAATGATGGGCTAACTAATACTGTAGGTTCACTTGTATTTTTATGTGTTTCCAAGAGCATTTCATTATTAGTTGCAATATCTCTAAATAAAAACCTCGAATCGTCTCCAATTTTGGTTTTCAATTTATCGGCTATTTGATTAGTATGAGTATGAATTAGTCCTTTTTCATTTTTATGTTTTTCTGTAATAGAAATCGCGGCATTTAAAACATGTGGAAGATTTTGTTCCATTGTTTTGTATGACAATTTAAACTTTCTACTACAAAGAATCGGGGAACGTTTAGGATCAAACGTAGAATCCATTTCAAAATATTCATAATTTTTAATGCCTAAACTTTTCGCATATTCTTTATGATTACTAATAGTAGCAGACATCATCAATATCTTATCTGCTCGTTGAAACATATCTTGTGCTATTGGCTTAATATCATATGGACAAAAAATAACACCGTCACCGTCTCTTTTCTCTGTTAGAAAAGAACACCGTTCCCAATTTTCTACGGTTTCCTTTAATGAATTGTATAGTCTATTTAATTTAGACATACGTTGCATGCATTTAAAATAGTTCTTATCACTAATTCCGCTTGGCATATTTGATAATTCTGATTTAACATTATCGAACTCGGATTCTACTTGGAGATATATATCCTGTAACCAAGATAATGATGTTTTTTGATCATCTGTAAGAAGTTTTTTAAATTTTATATTCTCCGATAGTAAAGATGTATATTGTAAATTGAGACTACATTTAGAAACAAGTTCATCCTCCAACCCATTTGCTTCGTCACAAATATAAATTTCCCGTTTCTTTAAAAAATCCGGTAAATTGAAAAATAACCGGTAATTTAAAATAGGACAATGTGCCGACAATGATGCATTTCTTGCTCTATAATAAGGACAAACATCTGCATCAAAACACTCCTGTTTTTGTTTGGGGGAAAACATACACGGGGCATTATCTGTTGTGAAGTTATAATCAACCTCACACTGATAATTGTTCTTACCTTTAATGGTTGGAGTATCTGGAAACAGACCCTGATATTGATCCTGTAACGATTTTGTTATAGTAAGAATGAAAGAACTAGAAGATTTAGCATTTAAAAAAGTATCTTCATATAGATATTCATTGTTCTTATTTTTCTTATAAATCCCATAAGAATTTATAAGACCAATGAGAGTATCATCCATATATGATGATGAATTGCCCACAGTGAGTCCTATATGGCTTTTACCAGAGCCGGTGGGTAGACAACCAATAACAAATTTTTTACCAGTATTGAAGCACTTTTCTATTTTAGAAAGTGCTTCTTCTTGTTGTTTTCGTGGTTTAGAATTTTCTGGAAAAAAATCTACTAGTTTATTTTTAATCTCTGAAGTTTTCAAGACTTCTCACTATATCAACATTTACAACTTTGCGCAAGCAAGAACATGGAGGAAAACAATAGTCTTGTTGGTTTCTTCCTCTATTGTGTCTACCGTAGCATTTTTTACAATTGCTGGGAGGGTATTTGGTCAACGGTATTTGACCAACATCTAAAAGTTTTACATCACTTTCCAGAACATCATAAATAATTCCAGAAAAAACGCTATATACGGGTATTGATTTGTTAGTTTCCATCTAAAGATAATATTGTATCCCAAAATTTATTACCTGCAACTTTTTTTGGATATAAGTTTAAATTAATTTCAATTTCAGGTGCATATTTAGCAAGTGTTTTAATGCGGTAGTCGAAAAATACTAAATTATCATCTGCATGAATTTCAACACCATATGGTATAGGAATTTCTATCTTTTCTTTTTCTTTTTTTACGGTATTCATAATAAATACTAAAAAGAAATTTTTTTGATAAAAAAGAATTAACTTTCCTTTTTTATAAGATTTTTTGCCTATGTCCATTACAATATTTTTTTGCAATAAAAATTTACATGCTTTTTCTAATTGAGAACCGTGTATAGTCATTATTTGTTCATAAATGCTCTTTTTTGAGCAGCCGTCATCTTATTTAAAACAAGATCGAAATATCTCCAAAATTCAGCTTGTTCATTTTTAGATCCCATTTTAAAAACTTTTACCAGTTCACAGCTATTGGCTGGTATGGCTCTCCAGTCTTGCATAAAGATATCCCATACAACAACAAGACCTTTAGACTCTGCGTTATATGGGGGTTCGGATGTGGGAGGAACGAAGTTAAGTATATTTTTACCTAATGTTGAATTTAAAACTGCCACATTTAAGGTGCATAACATTCTTCGGGTTGGTGGTATACGCAGTTTGGTCCTTCGTACAAATTTTACTTCTACGATAGAAGAACTACATAAACTTTTTAATCCTGTTATGCTTAGTGACATTGTTAATCAATAGGTGAACATACTCCAAATATTCTGCTCTCATTTAAGAAAACAATATTTTTCAATCCATTTAAATTATTAACCTGAATGCCTTTGTCATTTGGAAAAATAATATGATCTCCTTGTTTGACTGTTTTACAATTTGGTCCTGCTAGTAAAACCTTAGCCACTCTCCATGCGAAATGCACCGTATTAATAGGGACCCAAATGCTACCCCTCTTGACCTCGGTACCCGCATCATTAACATCTACATATTGACACATGAGAATATCGTCCAATACTTTGTCTAGATGCCAATCTATTAGTTCCAACGAACCTCCCTTGTAGTGTTCCAATTGCACCTTACCGCCAATTAAATCTTCTTGTTCTGGTCTTGTAATCATATATTTAATTACTATATGTTGTTAAATCCGCAAGTGCTTTTTCTAAAAAAATAATTTCTCTTTTAGAAATTTCCATATTATTTGAAATCATATTAATATCAACTGGTATCTCTTGGTTGTTTTGTTTTTTAATATATTTTATATCTCCTTTTTTCTTTGATAAAATTATTTTGTAAAAATTTAAAAACGGAAAATCTAGCAGCTTTATCATCCATCTATTAGTTGTAATATTTAGAATGTTTGAATTATCAACATTTGACATAGATATCCATCTATTAAAAATAAATGCAGATACATTTTTATCAGTTGGTTCTTCTTTATTTTTTTTAAGAACCCAATCTAAATTAAGAAATAAGTTATCAGTCAATGGCTTTTTCATTTATATAATGATTTAAATTTAATTGCGCTTTCGTGCCATTCTGGAGTATTCATAGAATCTCCCATACCAAAATGGGTAACTTTTATAGGATAAACGCCCATTTTTAATCTATTTGCATTCGCTCTTAAACAAAAACTTATATCATAATGATGAAAGCTGAAGTTTTCATCAAATCTAGTATTTGTATCTAAAAGTCTAGATATATTAACACCAATAAACAAACCATCTAAAATCAAAGCACGAGAGTCTGTATCACCAAAAACCGTAGTCCAACATTTTTTATCTTTGGAATGTGATACTTCACCCACCCAATCGTTTCGTTCCGACATAAGATGCCACGCAGACATCGGCGCATTCAGATCGCACTTTTTAGAACCCGCCAACCCAACAATATCATATTTTTCAAATGCTAGTTGTAATTTTTCCTCAAGAAATAAATCTTCGATTAAAACATCGTCATGGATGAAAATTACGTATTTTTCTCTATTTTCTTCAGTAATAAATGAATTATATACGGAAGGAAGACCTTGTGTGTTTTGACATTTTACAATACAGTTACGTCGCAAACCAATTTTATCCAAAGACAATGCTAACTGAGAATTTTTATTAAAATCTGTTATATCCTTGGGTGTGGCTGTGACGATTATATATTCTTTGTTTATTTTGTTCATATTAAAAGTAAATATTTAAGATAAATATAGTGTAATGAGTAATTATAAGAAAGTCAAAAAGAAAAATATGAAAAATACAAAGGCACGTTCGGAAGTAAAAAGAATTTTAAGTTCAAATATCACAAGATTAGATTTGAAAGAAAGTTCAGATGTTCCTTTTGTTAAAAATTTCTTATATTCATTATTCAAAGAACAAGAAGAAGTTGTCCCCGATGAAAAAACACCAAAAGCACCGGAACAATTCACACCAGAACAAAATCAACAAGACCTAGAGGGGTCATTGGATCCAAATACTGACCCATCACAATTTGATGTTGAAGGCGTTTCACCAGATTTGACAGTACAGAATATTGAAAAAGTATTGGAATGGTCTAAAAAATTGGATGAGTTTGCAATGTTTTTAAATAGCCCCCAAGAAGATTCGTTACATAAAACTCTTGCTGATAATGATAGAGCAGGTAGCTTGCTCAGAGGTGTTACTAGAAAAGCATCCGATTCTATTACTAGAATTACCGGCGAGATTGAAAAATTGAAAGCGGTTCTTGATACCTATATCAATACTGCTCCTAAAAAGTTAAGAGATACCGAACAACTTAAAATGGGAAGTTAGAATATATTGTCTAATATAACATTATAGTCTATTTCATCTAACTTTTCACTTACTGCTAAATCGTTAAAGTCTTTAAATCTCATATCGGATGACCACATGAAAACGGTTTCTCCTTTTCTAGAGAGTTCTTTTATTTTTTCTTTGGCGGTTTTGTCAAATAATGGATTATCCAACACCCATATTTTTTTATGAAAAGGAAACTCGTTAAGCTGTTTTCTTTGCAAAGGGTTTAAAGACAATCCAGCGGCACTTACTGCGTTTTTAACAAACATCGAGTCTATAGGTCCTTCAAAGATGAAAATATAATCTAATAAAGGATCTACCTTATCTATTCCAAAAAGAGATTTATCATACCCAACTTTTCCTAAGTATTTTGGGATATCTCCAGATAATGACCTAGTTTGATAAAAAATAACCTTATTGTTTCTATCATAGAATGGTATACATAATCTATTTTTATGATAGAAATCTGTGAAGCTTAAATATAAACTACTTGGCCTATTTATAGCAGTAAATAATCTTCTCTTTTCACAATATTCCACCGCATTATTAAAATTTTTATTTTTGATGTAAAATTTTCTTTGCACATTATCTATTAAATTGATGGAATCATGTGGTAAACTTGGTAATTCTCTTTTATTACAAGATACAGGTTTATTGATAATATTTGTAATATTAAAAGATGTTGTGTTTTCGCGTATTTCGGAATAAACCTCATCTACTGATGAGTCTGATACATCACATATCCATCTTAAAGCATTCCAAGATTTGGAACAATTAAAACAATAGAAGCTACCACTTTCAGGATAATAATATAAACGCTTTTTGCTACCCCAACTATTACCTTCCTTACATACCGGACATCCTGCATTGTAGACGTTTTCATATCTACGGTGTTCAGGTTCTCCCGCGTAAGTATAAAACTTATTTAATATGTAAGTTTCTGGTATAGTCATACCAGACTATAATAATATATTTTTATCTATAGTCAATTAAAATAACCAGTATCTCGTGACGGTGGCTCGGGTTCGGTATCACCGAAATCATATTCGGTTTCATTATCATCTTCCTTATTATCTTCATCATAACCATCATGGTTTGATTCTACTGAATTTGTATCACCATCAGAGGTATTACCATTTTCTTCATTTTCTTCATTTTCTTCATTTTCTTGAAATGATGAAAATGCTTTTCTTTGATTTATGAAAAGTTTAAAGAATTCGTTGGTATTGAACTCTACAGATTTTTTGTTATCAAAATGATCCTTGAGATTGGTTTCTATAACTTTTTTAATTTTAGAAACCGTGAATTTATTTTCATCATTATCTGATTTTAAAAATTCTAAAATTTTTGTATAGATTGGTTTGTTTAAATTATCTTCTGACATTTTACTGATATATTTTTCAATATCATCGAAATCCAAAGAGATTTCTTTATCATGATCAGTTTTAGGTCTTCCTTCTAAAAGGGTTGTTAGATAATTTTCAAATAGCAAATCGAATTTCATACTAATATTTACAGTTAAAATGTCACAGGTACGATATCTGATATTAAACTTTGATCTTCGCCGTAATGTTTACCATTCTCTTGTATGTAAAGTTCTGTCATTTTTATTCGTTCTTCTCTGTTACCAAAAATCTCTATCAATGCGGGAGAATCATTGGTTGGGAAAATTCTACCATCGCCCCTAATATAAGATTGTTGGAATACTTTAAAAATATTATCAACCTCTTCTCTATAAACAGGATCATTATCACGCAAAGAGTTTTCTTCTAGTGGTACTTCTGCTACTTTTGTTAAAGGAAAAAATAGAATGATATCAAACATTGATAAAGTTTCCCTCACTATAATTCTTGTTTCGTCTACAAACTTTTCAGATACTTTATCGTTTAAATTTAACCAAGATGAATATGCTAGGTTATCTAAGATGCATCTGTCAAAAATTACAAAATCTTTCTTACACGACTCTATTGTTTGATCTATCAAATAATTCAAAATCTTTTTTTGAGATTCTTCTGTTCCATTTTTACTATGTGGAACATTTTCATTTTTTATTAAATCTCTATATGAACTACTAGGCGTTTCATACATCGGCCATTTTTTTAAAAAATCTTGTATGTATGTGGTCTTACCTGTACTATGGGTTCCGATGGTTGCTATTTTCATAAAGGTTCGTGATCGTTAATTTCTAATTCTGGAAAATATGACATAATTTCCTCCGTCTGAGTTTCATCAAACCCATATTCATTTAATCGTGTAATGTATATTCCTTCAGTTGGTATTTCGGGGTTCTGTAATCGTATCTTCTTAGATAATTCTATCATACTATCAATATCGTCTTTATACCAATTTGCGCATACATCCACAGAAGATGCAAAAAGCAAAGACTCCAAAATAATTTTTAGTTCTTCTTTAGAAATTTTTAATTCGATCATATGTATATATTACTATATATATGATAAAAAACAACTTTTATTTTTTAAATTTCGCTACTTTTTGGAAAATTTGTTGGAGATTGATCCATAATGTTTATTAAGTCAGATTCCGCGTCTTTAGGAGACTTATTTATTTTTTGATTTAAATTTGCTATTTCGTTTCTTTTGGTTTCATCGTCGCTAAAGGCCATCAATAATGCCTTTTGAATTAAAAACAATAAACTTTTATACTTTTCTTCGTCCAAATCTATGGTTTCCTCATTCGGTAAAGCAGTTTCCATTTCATCGGAAACCACGGGTTGTTCTTCGCCTGATAGCATAGATTCTTCAGGTGCTGGTGCCATATCTTGTTCTGTTAAATATTGTTTTGCTGCTTCGTTGTATATTTGTGAGAATTTCATTTTATATATTTATATTAAAAATTAAACATTTCAAATTATTTCGGTAAGTAATATTAATGGACGAGAGTTTTATTTTCAACAAAAATTCATATGTGGCATTTGATGGCACTAGTTTAAGAGATATAATCATTGATAGATTAAATCGAGGTAATGTATTCACGGATCAAAATTACCAAGGTTCTAATATATCAGCAGTTATAGATATTATTGCATATTCCTTTAGTAATCTACTATTTTATTTAAATAAAACATCTTCCGAAAGTTTGTTTTCAGAATCTCAATTATATGAGAACATGAATAGAATAGTTAAACTTTTGAACTATAAACCGATTGGTCCACAAGGACAAACATTGCCTGTTAAATTAACGGTAAGCAATTTAGCAGCAGGAAATTACATAATACCAAAATATAGTTACATAACAGTTGGAACTACAACATATTGTTTCGACGAGGATGTTTCTTTTTCTAAGTTGAGTAATAATGTTCTCGAAAATATAACATTATTAGACAACGAAATAACAATGAGAGAAGGTTCTTTTCAAGAGTATCCAATATATTATTCAGGTGGAATAATTAATGAAAAAATCTATCTTTCTGTGGACAGTAAAGTAACAGTTGATAATTTTTTCATAGATGTATATGTTAAAAAATATAATACAACGGTTTGGCAAAAATGGACAAAAGTTAATGATTTATTTTTATATAAAGCAAATGATATAGTGTATGATGTTAGATATAATGAAAACAAAAGATATGAAATAACTTTTGGCGATGATATAAATGGTAAAAAATTAGAAAAGGGCGATGCCGTACAAATTTATTACTTAAAAATAAATCCAAATACTCAAAACATCGGTTCTGGTGCAATACAGCAAACACAAGTAGTTCAATATAATTCATCTAGATATTTTGAAATATTGGAAGATACCGGTTTAGATACGGGAAATTATCTCAATGCACTAGGTTGTTTAAATGTTAAAATAAGCAACGATTTCCCATCTACTAGTTATTCACCCGAAGAAAACGTCGATGATATTAGAAAAAATTCACCACAGAGTTTTAAATCTCAAAATAGACTTGTTACAAAATCTGATTATGAAATTTATATACAAAAGAATTTTAAAAACATAATATCAGATATTAAAATATTGAGCAATGAGGAATATTTAAGACAACATATAAAGTATTTGTATGATAATGGTTTAAAAACACCACAAAGCGACACAAAAATATTATACAACCAAATTAAATTTGCAAATAGTTGTAATTTTAATAATCTATATTTATATGTTGTTCCGATTAACGAAGAGCAGGAATATTTAACAGCTAATCAAAAAGAATTTATTCTTGCTGGTATCAATGAAATTAAAACAATTACCACGCAAATAATACCCATAGATCCAATATATATGTATATGGATTTTTATTTGAAATCATCACAAGATGAAAAATTATCATTAAACGATATAAACAAAACAAAAATATTAATCAACAAATCATTCAATACAAGAAGAGCATCATCGGCAATTGCATTAGAAATAAAACAAATATTTATAGATAATTTTTCAAGACAAAATTCTAAGTTAGGACAAACCATAGACATATATGATTTAGCAAATAAAATAATAAACATTGATGGGGTAGATAATATAAAAACATATAGATCCGATATAAATTTTACAGCGGATGGTTTATCATTTATAATATGGAATCCGACATATCCAGATGTTGATATTTCTGTTTTTAATCAAAATTTAACGGTAGAAAATTTCAAATATCCAATTTTTAATAATATAGATAATATTCTAAATAGAATCGAAATAGTAGAAAAAACTAATTCTATAAAAATAGCAGAATTTTAATATACTATGAGCAGTCTATCAATA